AGCCTCATGTCCGCGCACAATCGCTCGATCTCCCCGAAGACGGCTTGCAGCTTACCGAGGATACTGACGACACGGATGACACGGAATCCCCAAAGTACGACACGGACGAAGTAAAGGACGCCTACTCCGAGGGCGGTCAGGATGTGACGGCAGATCCAGACGAAGAGATTCCGGAGGAGATCGAGTACGAGTGCGCTCCTACCGACTATGTCCATTGGAAAGACTTCGGCCACACGGTGGCGCGGACCTGGGAGGAAGTCACCGCCGTATGGCGTTGGGTGTATATGAACGAGGACGCCTTGATCGAACGCTTCGGCGAGGAAAAAGCGGCTACGATTCCTCTTGATTCGGCTCCCGAGCCGCTGTCCGGTCACGGCAACGCCACCAAGGACGCCACCCAGGCAAAGATTTGCGAGCTTTGGGACAAGACCAGCGGCAAGGTCTATTGGATATCGAAGAACTGCGACACGTTCATTGATGAGCGAGACGACCCTCTTGATCTTGAAGGGTTCTTTCCTTGCGGCTCGCCGCTGTACGCAACGACAACAAGTGATTCCTTGGTTCCGGTGCCAGACTTTGTGCTGTACCAGGATCAGGCCCAGGAACTCGACATTCTGTCGGATCGCATTGACGGTCTGGTTAAGGCGTTGCGAGTGCGCGGTGTTTACGATGCCAGCCAACCGGCATTGCAGAGGTTGCTAACCGAAGGCGACAACAATTCCCTTATTCCGGTTGATAAGTGGATGGCCTTCTCTGAGAAGGGTGGTCTGAAGGGGTCTATCGACCTCCTACCCCTGGATGTCCTGTCAAATGCGTTGACGCAGTGCTACCGCGCTCGCGAGGACATCAAGGCTCAGATATACGAGATCACGGGCATATCCGACATCGTTCGCGGCCAGACGGCGGCGAGCGAAACTGCTACGGCGCAACAGATCAAAGGCCAGTATGCCGGTTTGCGGTTGCGCTCAATGCAGGAAGAAGTTGCCTTGTTTGCAACCGGCCTGATCCGACTGAAAGCCCAGGTAATCTGTCGGCATTTCCAGCCTCAGAGCATTTTGGAATACGCGGCTGCACAGCAGCTCAGTGAAGCTGACCAGCAAATGATTCCGCAAGCTCTTGATCTGCTTAAGTCCCAGCCCCTTCGCAACTTTAGGATCGAGATTGCGTCGGATAGCCTTGTGCAGATTGATGAAAGCCAGAATAAGCAAGACCGGCTTGAGTTCATTGCAGCCTTTGGTGGGTTTCTGCGAGAAGCTCTGCCGGCAGCTCAAGCTGCGCCTGAGATTGCGCCTATTCTGATTGAGATTCTTAAGTTCGGGACGGGTGCGTTCAAACAAGCGCGGCAGATTGAAGGCACGTTAGACGCGGCTCTAGAACGCATGAAGCAAGCCGAAAAGCAGAAGGCCCAACAGCCTCCCGCGCCTCCTCCCCCTGATCCTGAGATGATTAAAGCCCAGGCTGCTCAACAGGCAGAGCAGATGAAGATTCAGGCTTCTCAGCAATCAGAGCAGATGAAGCTCCAAGCCACTATGCAGATTGAGCAGATGAAGGCGCAATCGGCCCAGCAGCTTGAGCAAATGCGTCTTCAAGCCGAGGCTCAAACCGCCCAGGCAAGAACGCAGATGGATGCCCAGATTCAGCAATTGCAGCTTCAGGCAACCGTCGATGTCGAGCAGATGAAGCTAGAGGCCGCCGCCGTCTTGGAGCAGCAACGTCAGGCTTTTGAGATGCAGAGCGGCCTTCAAGACGCGGACAGGCTGGAGCAGTACAACCGTTGGCGCGACGAGCTGGATGCCTCGACGAAGGTTCTCGTTGCCAGGATCAGCGCAAGCCAGCGTCCCGCAGAGCAAGAGGCTACTTACATATGACGACCTACATTCTGCGCGACGGTAAGCTAATCGAAAAGCCGGGAAACAAACCTCGCCGCGGTCTTGAGATTGTGTCTGACATCCAGCCCTACAGATCCATGATTGATGGGTCGAGGATTGGCAGCAGATCGACGCATCGAACGCACCTGCGAGATCACAACTGCATCGAGGTGGGCAACGAAAAGATGGAAACCAAGTTGGCGCCACCAAGCAGTGAGGAAAGACGAAAAGTCTTGCGCGAGCAGCTTTCCAACATGACAGATCGTCAGGCAAACGACATCCTGGCGCGTGTCAGAAACCAAAGAGGATAATATGACCAGCGAAAATACCGATATCGAAGCCGTTGATCCTGACGCTCGTCGGGATTTGCTCTCGCAGCAGTTTGACGATGCCGCCGCAGCCGCGCCAGACGTACCGGCTCCTGCTGGCCCGGTAGCAAGAACCCAAGATGGCAAGTTTTCTGCCCAAACCGCTCCTTCGGAGCCAGAAGAGCCGCTGTGGAAACGCGCCCCGGCGTCGTGGAAGAAAGATCACCACGAAGCCTGGAACACCGTAGACCCGCGCCTTCAGGAATATGTCCACCAGCGCGAAAACCAGATGAAAGAGGGCTATGCTCCTCTGGCATCTCGAGCGAAGTTTGCGGATGAGATTAGCGCGGTCGTAGAGCCTTACACCAATACGATTCGGGGTCTTGGCATGGATGTGCCGACCGCCGTAAAGAACCTGATGGAGGCCGACCACCTTCTCCGCCACTCGGCTCCCGATCAGCGTCGGGCATACCTTATGCAATTGGCGAGAAACTACGGCGTTGATCTCGGCGACGGGCAAACCCAACAACAGCAGCCTCACCAAGGCTTCGACCCAAACTCGGTTTATAACGAAGTAAACCGGATGCGGGGCGAGATGGAGGGCTGGAAGCGAGAACAAGAAGACTCGCGCAATCAGTCCCTGTTGCAAGAGATTTCGGTATTTGCTAAAGATAAAGAGCATTTCGAGGCGGCGAGGCCGACCATGATCCAGCTCCTACAGAGCGGAGTGGCGACCACGCTAGAGGATGCGTATGCGAAAGCAACGCGCCTGGACGAGAATCTTTTCGAGTCTATGCAGCAAGCCCAACAGGCAAAAAGCATCGGCCAAAAGAGGACCACGGCAAACCAAGCGGCGAAAGTCGCGAGGGGGGCGGCGGTTAGCGTCAGAAGCTCTACACCCGGAGCGACAGCGGCTACCAAAGCACAGGACAGGCGGGCGATGCTGGCCGAGCAGTTCGACAGCGTGACAGACCGCTTTTGATCTTAGTGACAGGAGCCTGTTATGGCATTTGCCAACAGTTCTGTTAGCGACATCATCGCGACCAACATTCAGTCGCGCACGGGTGAACTCGCTGACAACGTGACGAACAACAACGCTTTGCTTCGCAAACTGAAAGAGCGCGGCAACGTGAAGAATTTCTCTGGTGGTAACGTCATCCTCCAGGAAATCATGTACAACGACTCGACCACCAACAACACGAACAGCTATAGCGGCTACGAAGTGTTGAACGTCGGTCAGAACAGCCCGATCTCGGCTGCTCAGTTCTCGATCACGCAGTACGCTTCCGCCATCTCGATTTCTGGCCTGGAGATGATCCAGAACAGCGGGAAGGAAGCGATCATCGACCTCCTCGATGGCCGCATGTCGGTCGCAGAGGCTCAGTTGATGAATCGCATCGGCGGCGATGTGTATCTTGATGGCACTGGTAACAGCGGCAAGAACCTCACTGGTCTTGGCGCGGCTGTCCCTGACGCGCCTTCGAGCGGCACCTACGGCGGCATTGATCGTGCGACCTTCTCGTTCTGGCGGTCGGTGAAGTATTCTGGCGTGACGGACGGCGGTTCGGCGGTTTCGGCGAGCAACATCCAAGGTTACATGGATGCTCTTGCCGTTCAGCTCATCCGTGGCACCGACAAGCCAGATCTGATCGTTGCCGACAACAGCTACTACAAGCTGTATCTGCAAAGCATGCAGTCGATCCAGCGCGTCACCGATTCTGCCTCTTCTTCGGCTGGTGCTGGGTTCGCGTCCCTCAAGTACTACGGCGCGGGCATGGCTTCGGATGTTGTCTTGGACGGTGGTGTCGGTTCTGCCGCTACTGCCAGCCACATGTGGTTCCTGAACACGAAGTACCTGTTCTTGCGTCCACATGCCGACCGGAACTTTGTTCCGATTGGTGGCGAACGCCAAGCCGTCAACCAGGACGCAATCGTCAAGTTGATCGGTTGGGCGGGCAACATCACCAGCAGCGGCCCGCAATTCTGCGGCGTCCTGATCGCCTAGCCAGACCGGGAAAGGAATAAACTCATGGCTTACTCGATTACGGAATCCCGTATTGGCTATCTGCCGATTGCCAGCACGGATGCCGGGGCAGCTAATGCCGGCAGCTCCACCCTCTACCCGTCCCCTCCCAATACGCTTGGGCAGGTGGTTCGGGCCTTTGATCCGACCTACGGCGAAGGCGAGTTCATCATGCTCGTCGGCGTTGCCAGCACGGTTGTCGGTTCGCTCGTCAGCTACAACGCGACGACTTACCAGACTGCCTTGTCTGCGGACACCGCCAACCTTGCTGGCCCCGTGGCTGTTGCCATGTCGGCTTGCACGGCTGCTTTGTTCGGCTGGTATCAGGTTGGCGGCTTGGCTGTGATTAAGAAAACAGCCGTTGCCGTAGCACCTCAAGTTGCCATCTTCCAGTCTGCTACTGTTGGTCGTGTTATGGCCACCGTAGCTGCTGGGAAGCAGCTCCTTGGGGCGCGGACAGCTAACCTGACCTCGGTTACATCGACGACCTCTACGGTTATCGTATCGATCAACCGGCCTCACAAGCAAGGTCAGATCACCTAATGATAACCTCGTCCAACTTGGATGAGGAAATTCCTGTGAAGTGCAACACGGATGCGGGGGAGATATTCGCCAACGTCGAGGCGTCTATCTCCCTCGATCTTCCTTGGCTACAGGTAAGCGATGCTCACGAAGGGGCCGCTGCCGTTATCGGTGGCGGTCCCTCCTTGCGCTCTCAAATGCCTATTCTGCTAGAGCATAAGCGGCAAGGTCATAAGATATTCTCCATGAACGGCACGATGCGTGCGCTTCATGCCGCTGGCATCCGTTCCGACTATTACGTCATGCTCGATGCCCGCCCAGAGAATCTTAAATTCTTGGATAATCTAAGCGCGGACGAGTTTCTGATAGCATCGCAGTGCCACCCGTCTGTCTTCGGTCTTCTCAGTCCTTTGAACGTGACTTTGTGGCATACTAACTACCCTGGCCTTGTGGATAAGATAGGCGACAGGGAGTGTGCTTTGATTGGCGGCGGGACGACGGTTGGGCTACAATCGGTCAGCATAGCCTACGCAATGGGTTACAGAGAGATTCATCTTTATGGGTTTGATAGCTCATACGCTGGCGAATCTGGTCATGCCTACCAGCAGCCTCAAAACGATAACGACACTGTTTACGAGTACGCCGTTGAAGGTGAGAAGTTTATGGCAACTCGCTGGATGGCACGGCAAGCTATGGAGTTTCAGGAAGCCTCTCGGCAATTGGCGGAAGGCGGGGCAGATATATACGTCCACGGCTTCGGTCTGCTTCCTCAGATTGCCAAGCATATGAGCGTGGAAACCGTTGCCCTAGCAGGGTGACAAACCGAAAGGACAACGACTATGGCTATTCCCTCACGGATTCTTGCTTCGGGTAACTCTCCTCTTGCGACCGTCTCGATTGCTGGCGATGGGGCTGTCGGCCTTGTCGCCGTTGGCACGACTGCTGCTACTGCTTTGCAGCTTTCTGCGGTCTACAACACCATTACGACATCGAGCGCGTCCACGGGCGTTAAATTGCCCCCGACAGAGGATGGCGCGATGGTCGGCATCCGCAACGACAGCGGCCAGACTATCACGGTCTATCCTGCCACAAGCTCTACAATCAACGCAGGGGCTTCGAGCGTTACCCTTGCTACGGCAAAAACGATGATCCTGTTTGCCACATCGGCGACGACTTGGGCGTCGATCACCGGGGCTTGATTCTACCTTCAGAGGAGATTGTGTAATGCCTCTCGACACAGACATTTCGAATGCGGACTCGCAGATGCACGTTGAGTTCTACGTCCATGAGCGAGACCCCTACGTTGGCGTTCCTTTTGTTCGGATTATGAATCCTGGCGACAAGACTAACATTTTCGATCAGCCAGTGCGTGACCACCACAAGGAACGCTTTCCGCGCCAGTGGCTGCATTTCCAAATGCAAGGCACCTCTGCTGATGCTATTGGGACTCCCCTTGCTGAGTGGCATAAACTAGCGCCGGAGGAGTTCAGCGACTTTCAGATGGCCGAGCTTCATATTTTGAAGTTCCAGACCGTTGAGCAAGTCGCTACGGCCTCGGACGCTCAGTTGCAGCGCATTGGCATGGGAGCCACAGGATTGCGAAACGTGGCTCGCGAGTTTCTCAACCGAAAGAACTCTGGTGCTCATCAAAGCGAGCTTGCAGAGACGAAGAAAGCACTCGCCGATCTTCAGGCTCAAGTTGCCGGCATTCTTGAGCATCGCGGCCCTGGCCGTCCACGCAAGGAAGCCTGACCATGACAACGATGCTTCAGCTCATTCAACAAGCGACTAATGAGCTGGGCATCTCTACGCCCGCCAGCGTGGCCGGCAATACGAACCAGGATGTCGTTCAGCTTCTCGCTCTGTCCAACGCTACTGGATATGAGCTTCTGCGGCGACATGCCTGGAGGGCGCTGACAAAGCCCTATCGGTTCACGACGGAATATCTAACGACGACGGGGACATGGACGACGGCGTCTCTTTCTGTGACGGGCATCCCATCAACGACCGGCCTTGATACTACCTACATGGCCATCGGCCTCGGCATCAATCAGGACGTATTCATCACCTCCGTGGACTCAGGCACTCAGGTCACTCTGAACCAGTTTCCCACCGAGTCGGCCACGGCCACCGCTATATCCTTTGCCAAGACCCAGTATGACCTTCCGACAGACTACGATGCCATCGTACCGCGTACCATGTGGGATAAGTCAAAACACTGGGAGATGCTTGGGCCTGAAGATGCCCAGCAGTGGGAGTGGCTATTGAGCGGCTACATTGCCACTGGCCCTCGCATCCGCTGGCGTCTGTACGGAAATTATTTTCAGATCTGGCCACCGACGACCACTGCTGAATATCTTGGTTTTGAATATCGGTCGAAGGGCTGGGCGAACGCCGCAAACGGCGCGGTCAAGAACAGCTTCACCGTCGACACCGACACTTGCATCTACCCTGACCGGCTGATGGTGCTGTCGATCAAGCTCAAGTACTTTGAGGCCAAGGGCTTTGATACAACGGCGATGGCGCGAGATTACATGTACGAGCTTGAGGCGGGCATGGCGCAGGATATGAGTTCTGCCAACCTGTCGTTTGCGCCTCGGCCAGGGACGGTCCTGATCGGCTACGACAACATACCGGACAGCGGCTATGGCTCTACCTAGGCAAGTCCAAGGCACGACCGCAAGGGTCGCGTCGATCCCTGCTCCGGTCGGGGGCTGGAACGCAAGAGACAGTCTTGCCAACATGGCTCCGACTGACGCTGTCGTTCTGGAAAATATGTTTCCCAACGTCAGCAATGTGGTCTTGCGTGGCGGCTACTCGGATCACGCTACGGGCCTCCCTTCTCAGGTAGAGACCCTGATGGCGTATTCAGGTGGCGCAACCGAAGAGCTGTTTGCGATCTCTGGAACGGCTGTCTATGACGTTACGTCGGCGGGTGCGGTTGGCGCTGCTGTTGTCTCCGGCCTGACCAACGCGCAGTGGCAGTACGTCAACGTCACGACATCTGGCGGCAGTTACATATACGCCGCGAACGGCACGGATGCTCCGCTTCTTTACAACGGCACAACGTGGGTCTCGGTCACTGGCGTCAGCTCTCCTGCAATTACTGGCGTAACAACGACAACGCTGAACAACCCGCTGTTGTTCAAAAACCGGATGTGGTTCATAGGCAAGAACACGCTGAAGGCATGGTATCTGCCAACGTCTTCGGTCGGCGGAGCCGCCGAGGCTCTTGATCTAAGTGCCGTTGCCCGGTACGGCGGATATTTGGTCGCCATCGGTACATGGTCCGTCGATGCCGGCTACGGCATTGACGACAATCTGGTGTTCATCACCAGCATTGGCGAGGCCATCATCTACAGAGGCACCGACCCGGCGAGCGCGTCCACCTGGGCGCTTATCGGTGTCTTTCTTCTGGGCAAGCCATTAGGAAGCCGGTGCCTCATTAAATACGCGGGCGACCTTTTGTACATGAGTTATTCGGGTCTGTTTCCTCTGACGGCGGCTCTTCAGAGCGACCGGATTAACCCGTCAGTCGCCTTGTCGGACAAGATTCAGGGTGCGTTTGCGGCGTCCGCTGTTGCGTATGGGTCTTCGTTTGGGTGGCAGATCATTGTCGATGATCAGAACACCGCGGTCTACGTGAACGTGCCGGTCAGCACGGGTTCTCAAGAGCAATATGTGATGAATACCATCACTAAAAGCTGGTGCAATTTTACCGGCTGGGCGGCGAACTGCTGGGAGATATTCCAGAATCAATCCTACTTTGGCAGCGATGGCATCGTGGCTGTTGCGTGGCAAGATAATTACGAGGACGGCGGAGACGACATAGAGACCAATTCTCTACAGGCGTTTAACTACTTTGATGCCAGAGGCGTGAAAAAATACTTTACGCGAGGTCGTCCTAGCCTGTTTACGAACGGCAATCCGTCGATCTTTCTTGGGATGAATATCGACTTTGACACGGGCGACAACACCGCTGCCCTGTCTTACTCTTTGGGATCAGCAACCGCTTTGTGGGATACCGCCGTCTGGGACGTAGATGTGTGGGGTACGGGGCTGACGATCACCAACGAATGGCAGGGCATCACCGGGATTGGCTACTGCGGGGCCATCAACCTCAAATCGTCATCCAGCGGCACGCAGATTGAGTGGGCATCAACGGATGTGGTATATCAACAGGGATGGGCGGGCGTATAGTATTTGGTGACTCTGTCGGCCACTGGGTCTCGGACCGAGTGAACGGTCAGTTTTTTGCAGCGGCGAGTCAGGCTATCGGGTTGGAGAGAGACGACAAGATCGTTGCCGGTGTCATTTACGAAAGTTGGAACAAGGTCTCGATCTGGTGCCACATTGCAATCGAAGGCCGTTTGACGAAGCAGTACCTGTGGACGATCTTTAATTACCCTTTTATCCAGATAGGGGCCAAAAAGATTATTGTTCCGGTCTCTAGTGAGAACGAGAAAAGTCTCAGTCTTGTTGGTAATATGGGCTTCGTAGAAGAGGCCAGAATACGAGACGCAAGACCGGACGGGGATATGGTATTCCTCGTTATGGACAAGGCAAAATGCCGGTTTTTGGAGCCTAGATATGAGCAAAGACAGTCCACAACCTCCAGCCGCCCCTGACTACATGGGAGCTGCGCGCGCTCAAGGCGCGGCCAACCTTGAGTCCGCACGGGTATCGGCCAAGCTCAGTAACCCCAACATCGTTGGCCCGTACGGCACGCAGACCGTGTCTTACGGCACGGGCGATCAGCTTGATATTCCGACCCTCACGCAGACGTTAAACCCTGACGCCCAATCCACGCTAGAGGCCCAGCAGCGCGTCCAGAAGAGCCTCGCTAATTTGGGTGAACAGGCTACCGGCACGGCACAGGGTGTGCTTGCTACGCCCTTCAGCCCTTCCACAGGGGCGCTGCAAACAAGCCTCGCTCCTGCTGGCCCGTTGCAGACCAGCTACGACATGTCCGGTTTGGCTAGGATGCCGGTCAATGCAGGGACGACCGGGCAGGACGCCATCATGGCTCGTCTGGCACCTCAGTTAGAGCGCGAGCAGCTTGCGACCCGCCAGCGCCTAGCCAATCAGGGTCTGGTATCGGGCGGCGAGGCTTATCGTAACGAGATGACCGACCAGGGTCAGCGCCAGAACGACCTCCTGTCTCAGGCTGCACTCCAAGGCATCAACCTGGACACTGCCGCCAGGGCGCAGGGGTTTGGAGAGCTACAGCAGCAAGCTAATCTGGCCAATACCGGTCAGACCCAGGCGTTTAATCAACAGATGCAGGGCGCTCAGTTTGGCAATCAAGCCCAGCAATCCGAACTACAGCGCCAGCTTGCGCTTCGCCAGCAGCCGCTAAACGAGATATCCGGCCTGATGTCAGGCGCACAGATTCAGTTGCCTCAGTTCCAGCAGTACACCGGCCAGAACGTCGCCCCGTCTCCCATCTTTGCCGCCACCCAGGCTGATGCCGCCAACGCCATGCAAAATTATGGAATCCAGCAGGCCGGTGCGAACGCCAACACAGCAGGGCTGTACGGACTGGGCGCGGCCGGATTAGGGGCCGCTGGGTACGCAGCCCGAAGAGGATAAAATGGCTGAAATAGCACAAACCTTCTCAATCGACCCCTACGCCGCCGAACGGTCGAAGATTGCCCGCCAGCAGAAGTTTGCGGAGCTTCTGCAATCCCAGGCGCTACAGCCGAACGAGAAGTTCAGTTATGCGGGCATTGAGGCACCCATCAGTGCCGCTGGCGGGCTTGCAAAGGCGTTGCAGGCTGGCATGAGCGGCTACTTGCAGGGGGACGCGGCGCGTAAAGAGGATGTGGCTAATACAAAACAAGAGACTGACTACAATTCGGCCAATGAGGCGTTCATCAGGGGCATGACCTCGACGCCAGGAGTCCCCGAAGTGCCTGGATACGTTCCGGCAACCCAGGCCGACCTTGATTCAAGGGCAACGAGCATTGCACAGGGGTCAACGGATTCTCCTTTGATGTTAGGCGAATCTGTACCCGTCCTGGGCGGACGAGGTGCCCCCGGCACTGAGGGGACTCCCGGCACGGCGGCTATCCCTGGGAGTTACGACAGAGTCATGAAGGAATTGTCTAGGTTGCAAAAAAATCCTTATGCAACTCAAATGAATCTTCGGATGATGATGTCAAAGGCCGAGAAAGACATGGCACAAACTAAACTGGGGCCAGATGAGAAGGTCTATGACGCTCGCGGTAATCTGTTATTCGGGAACGAACCAAGATCACAATCGGCGCTTGGGAAACTGGCCGATGATTATAAGAACGGCAGGATAACCAAGGCCGAATACGACGCCGGCGTGTCGAAAGAGACGAACCTTTCGCCGACGGCCGTTATCAATAACGTCGGTCCCAACGCATACGTTACCGATATGGGACAAGGGCTGGCCAAAGCCGATCTTGCAAGGATGGATGCGGCACAATCCGCACCCGAACGGATCGCCACATCTAACCGTATCCGTAGCATTATCGATAGCGGCGAGGCAATTACGGGCGCCGGGGCGGATATTCGGTTGAAAATCGCCAGCGGCTTAAATGTTGTTGGCGGCGGCGACGAGGAAAAGATCGTCGCCACCCAATCCCTTGTCTCGGACCTTGCTCGGGTGACGATGCAAAGCATCAAGTCGAGCGGGTTGGGCGCCGGTCAAGGGTTTACGGATAGCGACCGCACGTTCTTGGAAAAGGCCGCGGCGGGCAATATCGATTACCAGCCGGCGACTATTCGCCGCCTAGCCGACCTCAACGACAAAGCCGCGCGCCTCGATATCAAACAAGGCAACGCGGCTCGGGCTCGGGCACTCAAACAGCCAGGGCTGGAACATCTTTTGGGCGATGATGTTGCGATGCCGGGAGAGTACGCGCCGCCGCCCTCTAACCAGTGGACGATCACTCCGGTGGTGAACAGATAATGGCTGATTTCGATATCACATCACCGGACGGGCAGACCTTCCGCATAACGGCGCCAGAGGGGGCAACTCAGGCTGATATCCTCGCCTATGTCCAATCCAATATGCCCAAAGCCGCGCCCCCTCAAGCAGAAGCGCCTTCGGCCTCGCTCGATCAACGGCTTACGGCGAGCGTTCCGGGGCGGGTTCTCCAAGGTACGCGCGACCCGATAGACGCGGGGGCTCAGATTATTTCCCGCGCCCTTGGTACGGCGGCGGGCGCGGTTGGCATGGATAAGGTTTCCAAATACCTTCTTGGCGATACCAAGTTTCTTGGTATGGATATAGGCGTAGAGGCGGTCGATAGGACAATTCGCGAGCGCGAGGCGGAATACCAAGCCGCACGATCAGCAACCGGCGCGATGCCCGACGATTGGGACGTTGCGCGAGGTGTCGGCAACGCCGTTGGCGAGGCTCCGCTCGCCTTGGCGCTTCCGGCAGCGGCGGGGAATACGGTTCTCGGGTTGGCCGGTGCCGGTCTTCTCGGCGGCTCGGCTGGCGGTTTTTTAACCCCAATCTCGGACGAGAAAGCGCAAAAGAATTTTGCTTACGAAAAGGCCGCTCAAACTGGCATTGGAGCCGCTGCGGGTGCGTTTCTCGGGCCGGTGGCCGGCAAGTCGATCCAAGGCGTAAAGGCGCTCTACAACGCCGCAGCGCCCTACGCGGCGCGGGCGCTCGATACCATTACCGGCAAGGGCGCGGAACGGGTTGCCCAGGCCACTACGAAAGCCGGGGAAGTTATCGCTGCGGCAATGCGGGAAATAGGCCAGGACGTTGAGAGCATCTCGGCAGCTCAATTTGCAAACCTCCGCGATCAAATCGCCAAATCCCTTGTGGCGGGAAAAAACCTTGATCCGGCGGCGTTGCTCCGAAAAGCCGATTTTGAGGCGGCGGGGATGCCCTTTACGTTGGGCCAGATCACCCGCGACCCGATCCAATACGCAAAAGAGCAAAACCTTCGCGGCGTTTACGGTATCGGTGAGCCGCT